GTCCAGACGACCGTTCCGTCCTGAATCGTGGTCACGCCGGATTGGAAATCTGCCGGAACTTCCGGGATCGTGCCGCCGGTGGTCCCGGCGGTGGTGCAGCGCAAGTAGTGCCGCATATCGCCGGGAATGGCAACTTCGGCGCCGACGGCATACTGCATGTTGCTTCCGCGTTCATTCTGCGGCAAATCGCTTTCGCGGGCTTCTCCCAGAACTTTGTCAACCTTGATGTTCAGCATGGTTTATTCCTCCACGTCGATTGTCATTGTATCGGCAAGCCCGGCCGAATAGGTCAAAGTTTCGCGGTCGTTCCATGCGCCGAAAGCCCAGCGCCGGATCGTGTTGCCGCTGGCGTCGGTCGAAATCTGGTGAATCGGCCCCGTCGCGTCGGAAGAAAACCGGAAATACGTATTGCCGGCCGCGTCGGTGGCAATTTCGATCCAGTTTCCCTTCAATTTGCGGAATCGTTCGTAATCCGTGTTTTTGTGTCCGTAGCAGTCGATCGTTGTTTGCATTTTTTCGCCTTTCCCTGTATTGTGGTTTCAATAAATATATATGCCGAAATCGAAAGAACTTTAATTCCCCGAAACATCGGATTTTTTCGGCCGGAACGTCGGAATCTTCCTGATCGTCCGGATAACCTGTTCGCCGGTGATCGCGCGGGTGCATTCAAACTTTTGTCCGGGCTTCTCGAAAAACGGACACCACAAGAAATCGGAATGATTGAACTGTACGCGGCGATCGTTCCAGCATCCGTGGCAAACCTGCGTATTTATGACGCGATACGGCGTTTCAAATTCGTTCATCGGCTCGGTAAAGCCGGAAATCATGACGACGGGAACTTTGCAACACCACGCGATCCATGAAAGCCCGGAAGACAAGCCGATGAAGAAATCGGCGTTTTTGATAAGGTCGATCCGTTCCTGCAAAGGCCGGTCGCCGGTGAAATCCTCGGCGCCGTATGGCATATAATTCCACGTTACGTCGCATCCGTGTTCGGTTTCGCGGTCAATACATAAAACGCGGTAGCCGTTCGCCTTCAAAAATGAAACAACTTCGCGCCAGCCGTGCGGATTGTTCCAGTATTTGGGCTGGCTGCTGGCTTTGGCCGCAATGCAAACGTATTTTCCGCGGATCGTCTTTTTCGCGGAAAGATCGACGCGGGGCGGCTGATCGTCAAGGTCCTTGCCGGTCAGGCCGAGGATGTGGCCGGCGGTCTTATGCAAGCCGACATACCGGAAATCGTAAGGCTGGTGCGTGGTGTTGTTGTTGAAAAACAAGCCCAGATAATAGCAAGCATACGGCCGGAAATTCTGCGTTTCGCTTTTTTCGATAAACCGCATATCCGGATATTGCTTTTCAAAGATCGCGGAAAGATTTTTTGACATGCTGCAAATGATCCGGCAGCCGTGCTTCTTCTGGAATCGTTCAACGTAGGAAAACCACGCGACCGTGTCGCCGATCGTGCCGCCGGGGAACTGCATCAAAACATCTTTTCCGGCCGCGTTGTATTCGTGGGTGAAAAACGGCGTTGTTTCGCCCTTGCGGTAAATCTCGAAACTAAACGGAATAAAGAATTTTTTGTTGCTGCAAACGATCGCGCCGGGCTTGATCTCCATGTTGTAAACGCAAGTCCCGGTTTCGCCGTCCTTCATCACCAGCCGGTATTCGCCGGTATTGGGGAAAAGGACGCGCAAGCCGTCGCAATAATCAAACGTGATCCCCTCGGCGGCCTCCTGCGTCGGCGCTGACGGCATATCGCCGAAAATCTTTTCCCGCGGCGGCGGCTTGATCTGAACCGGCGCGACCTGCAGGCCTTCCGGTTGCGGCGCGGCCGCGGTCTGGTTTTCGTCTTTGGCGGCGATCGTCAAGCCGCCCGGTGCGGGTGTGATTTTGCCTTGATTCATTTTTTCTGCTCTCCTGTTCTGAATCAATCTTCGATGTATTCGATGTATGCGCCGGCCTCCGAATTTACGATCGCTCCGGCGCTGCTCCTGACGGCCAGGGCGCTGCCGGCGCTTCGTACATAAAGAGAACCGCCGCTTGAAATATATACGCCGGACGCGCGGGCGTAAGAATCGACATACAGGCGGCCGCTGAAAAGAATATGCGTTTCGGCCGCGGATGCCGAATAGCAAATTGATTGACAGGCGCCGGAATAAATTTCCGTCTGCTCGGCATAAGCCGCGCTTGAAATCCATTGCGTGCCGCCGGAAATGAACGTCGAAACCGCCGAGCCGCCGGGCTGGATGTACTGCGATCCGGATTGAAAAATCTGCGTGCTTTCCGCGATCCCGTAGTTCTCCACGTACTGATACGCGCCGGAATAAACGCGGGTATTCCGGGCCGATCCGGACCAGTAAACGGATTGGCTGCCGCCGGCGCTGATCTCCGTATCGTCGGCAAAAGCGGCGCTTCTGATCCGCTGCACGCCGGAAGAAATGACCGTTGCGCTGGCTTCGGCATAATCCGAAAGATATTGTTCGCCGCCGGAAATGATCGTTCCCCGTGCCGATCCTCCGGAAGAAATGACCTGATACGCGCCCGGATCAATGATCGTTGAAACCGCAAGTCCGGCCGTCGCCACCGATTGGCTGCCGCCGTCGAAAAGGTGCGCCGCGCTGGCGGTCCCGTCAAAAGATACGATCTGCGCGGCGCCGTAGGAAACGGCCGTTGAAATTGCCGTGTCGCTGCCCACGATGAATTGCGAATGACCGGAAGACAAAATATCTTCAATCATTCCAGATCCGGCCGAAATCAAGCGATTTCCGGAAAAATGAACACAACCCGAACCGGCAAAACGAATATGTCGGGAATAATTCGGATCGCAAATCATGCGCGGGTCTTCCATGTATGCGCCGGGTTCCATTTCCAATTCAACGGCGCTGCAATAACTGCGGCAAGAAATCCAGCCGTCGGATGAAATATGCGCGGATTCGCAATATCCGTAATACTCTACATATTCCGTCCCGCCTGCCTCGATCCGAGCGCGGAAACTGCTTGCGCTTTCTCGGACAATTTCGCGGCCGCTTGAAAAAACCTGCGTGTCCTGCGCAATTCCATAATTGTAAATTTCAAGATATGCGCCGGAACTGATAGTCGTTGAAACTGCCTGTCCGTCAGATTCAATGAACATTGACGCATTGTAATTCAAGGTGCAATTTGAAGCGAATGCGCCGTTTGAAACGTATAAATATGATTGCGAAAAGCAAATGCAATCAACCGCGCTTGCGCCATAATAAACAAGGCACGATCCCCCGGATATAAAATCGAATCCGGAGGCTATGCCGTTCATCAACTGAACCGCGCCGCGGTAACTGCTGCCGGTGATCCTCGTTTCTGAATCGTATCCGTAAACCGGAAAAGCAATCATTCCTCCGGATGAAATCGAAACATCGTCAGCCGTGCAACCTTGCGACAAATACATTCTTCCGGCTGATTCCACGATGATACCCGAAACGCCGATCCCGGAACCGGAAACGTACATGCTGCCGCTGCTGTAAATATGGATGTCTGCGGCTCTGCCGGAAGATACAACATTGACATATCCCCCACTTGAAACATTTATCCCGCTGATATATCCGCTTGAATATACGGAAATATACGCATTGTTCAAGGTGATATTCTTTGCGATCGTTTCAATGCCGGAAATATACATGCTGTTTCCGTTATTCAACGTCGCGCCGTCAACATATGCGCCGTTATACGTTGAAATTCTGGCGTTTGAACTGCAATAAAGATCAAATGCGCTGCCGCCTGACGAAATAACAATATATCCGTTTTGCTTGATCTGGGCGCCGGAAATACAGCCCTGCGACTGAATATAAACATATCCGTTTGAATTGATCGTTGCATTGAAAGCCCGCCCGCCGGAATATACATACATCTGGCAAGATGAATTGATGATCGTTCCGATCGCGCTTCCGCGATTCCAGATTCGCTGGTATGCGTTGGCATAATAGGTCAATGGCGCGCTTGTCATTGTCATTGCCGAGCTTGTTGCGCTGCTGTTGCGGTTGAAAAGAAAAACGCCGTAACGTGAAATAACCGGGACAATCGGCCCCGATGAAGATGTTGCGCCCAGCCCCAGCCGGTTTATGGTGGTCGGGATTCCCATTGTCAAGCCTCCGTCGAATAAAGGTAATTGACCGTGATTTTCAAGTTCTGCGTCGCTCCGGATTTATAGAATGCCCGAATTGCGAATGCGTGCAGGGTGCTGTTGCTCCCTATGGCGGTCAATTCTTCCGGAAGCGGGTTCGTTTCAAGTGCGGAAATCGTCATGCTTGATCCGAGGTTCAAACTGATAATGTCATTCGTCGCATAAATCCAGTATTCCCATGTGAAACAATCTCCGGCGCTGGCTGCGTATGCGCTGCCGCCGCTGCTGGTTTTGATCGTCGAAAAATCGATCGTCAAAACGCCGTTGCTGACGACCTGCGTTTTCTGGATGATGTGCCGATCGATGTAAAGTTCCGTCGGCGCGGCCGCGCGAAAAACCGTTTGCCGGGCACCGTCCGCGATCTCGGAAAAGTTGTGTTTGTGGCTTTCCGGCGGGAAATTGTCGGGCGGGTTGGCAATCCCGGACCACGGAACGGCGGCGGCGTTCGCGGCCGATCTGACAACGCCGGTCCCGCCCGCGGAAACATAATCGGAAGTTGACATATCGCCGTTGCCGTCGTCGCCGATATACTTTACCCATACCGCACCGGCGCTGACAAAATGAGAATACGCCGGCGCGGCGATGTATTCCGTCGAATGAAATTCGGCGGTCCACTTGCGGCTTTCGGCGGCCGAAATACTGAAATCCGTTCCGGCGCTGTCGGCGGCATATCCCTTATACGCATAATAGGTCTTGCCGTCGCTGCCGTTTGTTCCGTTCGATCCGTTGCTGCCCGGTGCGCCGGTCGGTCCTGTCGCCAGCGCTTCGATCGTCCATGTGGCGCCGGGAATCGCGCTGTTTTTGTATCGGCGCTGTGTGGCTCCGGGCGGGCAAATCGCCGACCATGTTTCGCCGTCGGTCGAATACTCCACGGTATTGGATGCGGCAAAAAGGGCGTTGACCTGCGCCGCGGTATAATTGGAATCGGCGACCGGCGCCGGCTGGCCGCCGCCTTCATTGCCGATCCGGTTCCGAATGGAAAATTCCCACTGCAAGATAAAATTCGGCTGCGTGTCGCCGGCGGCAAATCCGGCAAGTTCGCATTTCAAATCTTTTGCTTCTGCGGTGCCGAGGTAGGCTATGATTTCGGCGGTGTTGGTGTCCAAAATCGGAATATGAATCGCGCCGTCGCCGTCAACCGAAATTCCGGTCGTTACAATCAATTTCGGCGTCGTTGACGTGTCATAATCGGAATCGGCATACCAAATCCACGAGGCGATATTGGCGAAATCGTCGGCGGTGAATGCGCTTTCCTGTTCCTCGTTATGGAAAAGGTAAAGGATCATTTCGGCCTGCATTCCGCGGGTCAGGCTGGCTTTTGTGCTGTTGACAACATCGGATTCATCGACCAGCACCGCCTTGACGGAAGCGGCGCGCAAATAAGTTTTGATCTCCTGCATGATTTATTCCTCCTTCGTGTTTTCCGTTTTGATCTCCGCGATCATTTCCGCAATCTTCGACCAGTCGGGTTCAAGTCCTTCATACCGGTAATCCCGTTCGGCCTGCAAAAGCGCGAAATACAATGTTTCATATTCGGCGGCTTCCTCGGTCGCCGCGCGCAATTCGCCGATAATTTCAAGGTGATTCAATTCGATCGAACCTTTCGGCGCGTCTTTCAAGGTCAATAATTCCCGAAAAAGCCGCATTGCATATCCGACGTGCTTTTCGACGCAAGCAATGCAAGAATCGCGCTTCGTGATATTGTTTGTCCGCAGAAATTCGATGATCTGCAAATCAAAATCGCGCATGAAATCCGTTCGTCTGTTTGCGGCTCCGCAAACCGGACAGGCGTTCTGCCTCCGCTGTTTTGCTGCGGCTTCGGCGATTTCCGATACTGTGGCGTTGCTTTCCGGCATGGTGAATACTCCTTGTTATTTGTAGCATGTGAAACTATATGAACTTGTCCAGCTGTTTGTTCCGTTGTTGTCAATACTCGACGCGCTGAAACTGCAATTATGATATTGCGCTGTCGATCCCAGCGCGCAGGCAATGTCGCTTTTTGCGTAATGATCTCCGGTCGCTTTCGCCGAACATGAAATCGAGGTTTTCGACAAAATCGCGCCGGTGCAACTGTATAATCCGAAAGCCTGCGCAATGGCGGTTACATAACTGTTGCTGCCGGTCGTATGATCGTTCGATGTGCTTTTGCATGTAACATTAAATCGGCTGCCGATGACAATTACGTTCGATGATCCGTAAATAACCGCCGTCCGGGTGTGGGAAATCGGGCAGTCGCTGGTGCCGGTTTCCGTGCCGGTGCTGTGCATGTCCACGGTTATTCTGCTGTCAAGTATTCTTGCGCCGCTGCATCCTCTGAAATACTCTACATACAGCGCGGCGTGATCGTTTGCGCCGGTCCCGGAAACATTGTTTTTCATCCGGATTTCTCCGGTGTTGTTATAAAAAACACAATTTGTGCATCCGCTGAAACAATAGGTATAAATATCAACCTGTCCGTCCGATTGCGTTTTGCTGTGGTTGATCGCGGTTGTAAACTCGAAATTGCAAAAGACAACACCGACGCAACCTTGCACTACGGTTACGGAAAGCCCGTGTTTTTCCTTGCTCCAGTTTATGATTAAAGCGGTCTTGAAATCAAGGATCAATTTTTTTGCAAAGTCTTTGCCACGCCCGTTGATATAATAATCAATGGTCCCGGTTATGATGACTTTTACATACTGACAACAAAAATTCTGAATGTAGCATGAAAATTTTTCGCTGCTGAAAATCGAATTGAGATTGCAAAACGGATTTTCCTTTGATCCGTCGCCGGTTTCGGTCGGTCCCTGCAATGTTCCGTTGCTCCGGCTGTTGACGTAAAACGTGAAGCATCGGTATTCTTCAAGCGTAAAATCCAGGCCGTCCGGCGTGATCTCCGGATATTCGACTGTATCGTCTCCTGCGGCGGTGATATATGCCGGAATACGATTTGTCCGGCTGCCGAGAATGCCGCCGCGTTTTGTCATAGCAACAGGCCATATTGTAACATCTTCCGGCATGGTTATTCCTCGTCCTCGCTGCAAAGCAAATACCAGTAAATCTGCGCAACTCCGGCGGTATGATCCTGCTGAATTTTCATTTGTCCGTTGCTGACGATCGCCCGTCCGATCTGGTAATACGCATTTGTTTTCGTATCGCTCGGCATACTGTCAAGCGCCACGATTTCGACCGTTGCTTCGGTCGCCGGCGTCGATCCGCTGGCGCGGGTTCCGGCGGTATATTTCAAAACATAAGTTTTCGTTCCGGAAACATCGGCCGAAAACGGATCAATCTGAAAAACGGCATTGTTGACTTTGCAAACGGATTTTCCGCTGGTGCCGCCGGTGCTGTCATACGTCGCGCCGTCCACGATTTTTATTTTGTTGCTGGTCTGGCCGCCTTCGCTTGTCGTGCTGGCGTTTACGATCTTGAAATATCCGTTGTATTCGCTCCCTCCCGCGCCGCCGGCGCCGAGCTGCAAGATACACCACTGCGTGCCGCTGTTTCCGGCCTTCCATATAATCCGCGCGGTTCCGGCTTCGCAAGATTCAAGGGTTCCGGAGCCGCCGACCGTAGGCTTTGCGAAATCATGTGTCGCATCCTTGATCGTAACTTTTGCCGGCACCACGCCGTTCAAAACGGCTTTCGTCAATTTGCCGTTGTTGGCCGGTTCCGCGCAAATGGCGAATGCGCATTTTTCGTTTGAAGTCGTAACCTTGTTCGCATTCAGCGTCGGCGTGTTGTAAGTGAATTTGCTGTCGCGCGGGGTGATTGCAAGCCCGGTCAAGGCGACAGCGGAAAAAATCGGCAAGGTCCCGGAATCAAGATATTTGATCCTGATTTCGCCGTTCTGAAAAGATTTGTTGAATGCGTCCGGCCCGTTCAGGCGCGCTTGGTTTTCCTGCGTCCAATTGACGGCATCGGCAATTTCGTTGAAAGTTTCGCCGGAAACGACGTAGTTTTGATTTCTTTGATATTTTTTCATATCAATTATTCCCGATCCCCAGCACGCCGAAACTGCCTTCTTCGTAAACCTGTTCAACGTGCACGGCTTTTACTTTCTTGATCGTTTCGGTGTGGTCGTTGTTTTCGCCTTCTTCATACTGGCACCAGATAACGTCCCACGGGTCTTTTGAAATGCCGGAAATATCGCCGATCGAAATTCCGGTCTGCTTCGTCGAAACGGCAAAATTGAAAGTGATCTGCCATTTTTCGCGTCCGGTCCGGCTGCCGTTGCATCCCATGAAAAGCACCTGCCCTTTGGAATATCCCTTGAAACTGGCATTGTTGATCTTTCCGACAAGTTCGGCGACCTTGCGCTTATAACTTGCCGAAACTTTCGCTTTCGTCATGAAATGCGTTTCGGAAAAACGGCTGACCGGGTAAATGATTTCGACGCCTTCGCCGTCGTTGATCCCGGCTTTCGGGGCCTGCGCCGAACTTGGATATGTTTTGACGTGCTTTATCGCATATACCATTTTTTTTGTACCGGCCGAAATTTCAAAATTGTATTGCGGCTCCTGCTTCTCGGAATCTTCATATTGTCCATCGCGGCCGCTGTCGGCGTAAACAACCGAAACTTTCCAGTCGTCTTCGGTCAATCTTTCCGAAATGGAAATTGACTGCCGGGGCAATTTTTCGTATTCATCGCCTAAAATTTCCGGTGCAACCTCCCGGACCGCCGCGATAATTTCATCTTCGTTTTTCGATCCTCCGGCAATGTAAATGAAAGTTGCCGACGATTGCGCGGAATCCTGTTCGTTCCGGGTGTATTCGATCGCGTCCCACGCCTGTTCTACATTTATTTCCGTTGCCATTTTTCAAACTCTCCTTGTTTATCCCACCAGCAGGCCGCCGCCCTGTGTGAGTTTCTTTGTGTTTTTCGCGGTTTCCTCCGTCGCTTTGGCGATCCGTTCTTCGCGGGTTTCCGCGGCGCGGCCGGACCGGTCGAAAAGGTTTTGCAAGGTCGAGGCGTCAAAACTCGCCAGCGTCTGCGTTTTCTGCTGCGCCGTTTTAATGCCGCCTTCGATCCGGTCCCGGTATGAATTTAATTTTGAAATACTGGCGTTGATCGCCTGCTGCATGGCGTCAAGTTGCGCCCTTTCCGCTTCCGAAATTTCCGATCCTCCTTCGCTGTCGGCGCTCCGGAATTGATCGAGCTGCCGCTGATATTCCGCTTTTGCCGCCTCCAGATTGTTGGAAAGCGCGTCCATGAAAGCGGCCAATGCGCGGACGCCAGCCGGCGATTTGTCCTTTTGCAAATCGTCGAATTGTTTGTCCTGTGCTTTTTCCGCGTTGCGCTGCTGCTGCTTCTGCTCCGCATCCTGCAAAAATCCGGTGTATCGGGCTTCGGCTTTTTCCCGGCGGGCGGCGTCGCTTGCCTCGGCCTTCTTCCGCTGGGCGTCGAAATCCGCGGAGGCCTGCGCCGCGCGGCGGTCGAGTTCGTCGATCTGGCGCTGCGCTTCCTCGGCGGCTTCGTATGCGGCTTTATATGCCAGCTCCTGCTGTTTGGTCTTGCCGCCCTGATTCTGCTTCATCTGCTGTTGCGCGGCGGCAAGTTGCGCTTTCAAGTCCGCTTTTTTGAGTTCGACAAGTTCCATATACCGTTTTTTCAATTTGTCGATCTCGGCGATCTCGCTTTCCAGCTGCGACATTTTCTTTTTCGCGTTTTCCTCGTCGATTCGGGCAAGTTCCTTTTCGGCGTCGGCAAGTTCTTTCGCCGCCACGCGCTTCTGCTCGGCGGCGGCCGCCTGCTGTTCTTCGGTTTCCTCGGTCACCTTGCCGCCTTCGCGCAATTTCTTCAAGCGTTCTTCGACCTTCTGCTTGTTCTTCAAAGCATCAATGATCTTTTGTATCTTCTCGGCTTCCTGATCCATGCCGTTATCCTGCGCGAATACAAGTGCTTCCTGCATCCGTTCCAAAATTGCGCCGCCGTCGAAATCGGACAAATCCCACTTGCCGCTTTCCTTTGCAAATCCCATGTGAACAAGCAATTCAAGATCGTTGTCGGCCCAGAACGTCAACTTGTCCCATGTTCCGAATTGCTTGTTGAAAGAATTGCGCAAGGCGTCGGCGCTTTTCTGGTTCTGCTCGGCTTCGCGCTCCAGCGCGTCGATCATCTGCTGCCGCTGCTGTTCGTTCATCTTCCGGAAAGCGGCGGTCGCGCCGGTCAATTTGCCGGTCAAGGTGTCGATTTCGATTCCGAGGTCGGCATAATGTTCTTTCAAAGCATCAATGATTTTTTGCGCTTCGAGCTGCTGCTTTGCTGTCAACTTGCCTTGCTTTTCCATTTCGACAAGTTTTTTTATGCCTTCGTTGTCGGTCTGAATACGCTTGTCGAGGGCTTCCCGTTCCTGCCTGTACTGCTCGGCCAGCCGCTGTTGTACTCTGGCGTTTTTCTCGGCGGCCTCGGCGGCCCGATTGTCGAAAAATTCCACAAGTTTGAAAGCGCCGTATAAAGCGATCAAAGCAACCGTCACGGGGTTGGCGGCAAGAAATCCCAGCGCGGCATTCAATGCCATTGTCGCGGCGGCGGCAACCTTTGCGCCGGCTGCTTCCATATAATAACCGGCTGTCTTGATTACTGATCCCCCGGCGGTCATCTTGGCGGCGACCATTGATTTCATGCTGGTTGCCATAATTACGGCGGCTTCGCGCTGGGTGTAGGCGATCCGGAATTTCTGCATCGTCACGGTCTTGGCAAGCAGGGCGCCGCGGGCCAGGTCCTTTTTGTTGGCGATGTCCTTTGCCATTGTCAATTTGTTTTCCGCGGCGGCGGCGGCCTGCGCCGATTTGGCACAGGCGTTATAATCCGCGGCGGCTTTGGTTGCGGCCGCGGTGGCGGCGGTGGCGCTTTTCGCGGCGGCGGCGGCAATTCCGTTCTGCGCGGAAATCTGGGCGGCAAGTTCGATATTCGTTTTTTCGATCGCCGCCTGTTTTTCGGTTTCGGCGGCAATGGTGGCAGCGGATTCACTTTGCGCCGCCTGAATCTTCGCTTGCGCCATTGCCACGGCCTGCGCCGCGCCTTTTCCGCGGCGGCCCTGCTCGGCGGCAATGATCTTTTGTTCCTCGGCAATGATTGCCGCCGTTTCGGCCTGTTTTGCGGCAATAACGCGGGCGCTTTCGGCAATCGCAATGTCATTCGCGGTCTTTTTTGCCTGCGTCGCCTGCAATTCGGCCGCCGCTTTTTCTGCGATCGCGGCTTTTTGCTTGGCAACTTCTGCAAGTTCGTTCATGGTCTTCAATTTTTCGGCGGCGATCTGCTGCGCCACGCGCGTTTCGGTGGCGGCTTGCCGGGCTTTTTCGGCCGCGACTGCCTCCGCTGCATTGGCTGCCGATCCGGAAACAAGCCGATTGACCGCGGCAAGCGGCGCATAAAGCGATTTGATCCCGGCCGATAAAAACGTCACGGCTTTTACAAGGATCGCCACGCCGGTCGCGGCGCCGATATAACCTAAAATCCCGGCAAGGATCGTCGAATCTTTGACCAGATCCGTTATCATGTTGCAAAACGCGCTTGCGCTCTCCAGAAGCGGGCCGAACGTCTTTCCCATGATTTCCCCGATTGCGATTGAAATTCCTTCGGCGGCGCTTGCAAGTCTGCGCAATGTACCGCCGAGGCCTTTATCCATTTCGTCGGCGGTCTGTTTGGCTGCGCCTTTGCAATCGGCAAGTTTTTTCATCATCTTGTCGATCTGTTCGATGTTTACGGCAAGCGTGCCGCCTCCTAAACTGCCGCGGGCGTCGAAAACGGTTTCGGCAAAATTGACGCGCTCCATATTGTTCAGCGTGTTCATGTATTTTGCCATATCAACAAGGATGTCTTTCAAATTCCGCATGTCGCCGGTCGCAAGGTCCTTGACTTCGATTCCGCAAGTGCGCAGAAAATCGATAACGGCCGGATCGGCAATCCGTTTGAACGTTTTTCCGAGGGCCGTTCCGGCAAGGCTTCCGCGGATTCCCATATTTGCCAAAACGCCCAGCATGGCGGCGGTATCCTGCAAACTCACGCCGGCTCTGGCGGCGTGCGGCCCCGCCATTTTCAAGGCTTCGCCGAGGTCTGTCAAGGTCTGCGCCGATGAATTGGCGGTCACGGTCAAAATATCGGCAACGTCGGAGGCCTGCTCCGCGTTCATTTTGAAAACGGAAAGATTGTTCGCGGCGATCTGGGCCGCGGTGGCAAGGTCGGTCCCGGTGGCGCGGGCAAGATTCATCATCGGTTCGATCGAGGCTTGAATTTGTTTCGGGCTGAATCCCATGCGGCCGAGCGCCGTCATGCCTTCGGCAACCTGCGCGGCGGTAAAACTGGTTTCGCGGCCGAGTTTCTTTGCCTGCGCGGTCATGGCGGCGAACTGTTCCCCGGTCGCGCCGGAAACGGCGGCCGTCAATCGCATTTGATCGTCAAAAGCGGCAAACGCCTTTGTCGCCATTATGATTGGCGGGACCGCGATTGCCCCGATCGACAGCATCTTGTTTGAAAAAGCCTGCGCGGTATTGGCAAGGCGTTTGATCTGTCCTTGCGCCTCCTGTACTCCGCGCTTCAATTCGGCGTTGTCCATTGTGATTTTGACAAACGCCATACCGGCCATAATTGAAGTCATACCGGGCATGTTGGCAGCTCTCCTTCTGGTTATCTTTTGCGTGTTTCAATAGATATATACGCCGAAAGAAAAATCCGGAAGAAAAGCAAAAAAATCCCGGCGGGGCGGTCCCGTCGGGATAAATGGATGAAAAATTATAAAAAAATCAAATAGCAATTACGAATGAAACGATCTTTTTCATAAAACATTCCTTTTTATAAAAGTTCCTTTTGAAAATAATCCGGCGGCAAATCTTCCGTTTGCGCATCCGGCGTCGATCCGGAAATTTCTTGAATGAAATCCGCTGCCTGTATGATCGGCTTTTCCAGTGCCTCAGCCTTTTTGATTTTTGCCGGTCCTGCGTTGCTGCCGCAAATCAAAAAATCAAGTTTTCGGCAAACTCCGGCAGGTTGCTCTATCTGCAAAAAATCAATGATCGGGGCAAGTTGCGCTTTTTCCTCCGGATAAAAGCCGGTGAACAAAACGCATTTCCCGGCAAAACGACAATTCGCGTTTACGTTGTCAATCGTCGGAAATTCAAACATCGGCTTTGTCGACTTCGGAGTATATTTGACTACTGCGCTTTGCAAAGAATCTTCAATCGAAAATAAAGGATCGTCCACTGATTCGTTTATCCGGTTTTCCATTGCTTGCGCATTGGCAAAATTGTAAATATATTTCGAATCTTGTATCAAAGAATTGTCCGGATCAAGCAAAGCCAGCGCAGTTTCTGCCCGTTCTCGCAACTGTTCATCATAATCCATTTTTGCGGCTTGTAATGTAGAAACATAGTCTTGCAAAAAATGAATTGAAGTCGAACGTAATTTTTCAATTTGCTTTTGAAAATCCTTTCTTTCCTGAATGGTCGGCGGCAAGTAAAAATAATAGAAATCAACATTATATCCATATCTGCCTGATATTATTTTTCCTTCAAATTTGACCGCTTCGCCTTCCATCAAGGAAATATCTGCGGCAATTCCTGCTTCAATATGACCGAGCAATTCTCGATTCTCGGCATTCAATACCTGAATTGCATTCGGATCATATTCATTGTGCGGATTAAATTCAATAATGATTTTCGGTTCCGTTGCTGACAAAAAGCGTCCGAGCGCCGGCAAATAATAATTCGATCCTGCAAGTGAAGATTTGAAATGTTTTTTCTTCACTCCCGTGTCCGGTATATCGAATTTGTTTCCGCATTCACATTCAACATGTTTTCCGATCAAAGATGTTTCAATTTCATATTCTGCATTACATGCCGGGCATTGAATTTTCATTTCTGCGGCTCCTGCATGGCGTCAAGCATGAAATCAAGGCGCCGGATTTGGGCGGCGACCGATCCGGTGATCGCATGATCCCGGCGGTATTTGTAAGTCTGGATCGCCGAATCGGATTTTCGGAGAAATTTTTTCAAAAATCCGTTTGACAAGTGCCATTTTTCGACGATCGCCGCAAATTCGGACTGCGGCATTTCCGCGGTTGAAACTTCCGGAATGGCGGCGGCGTATTCATCCAGCAGCCGCATGATCCGGGCGGTGAAAAGTTCTTTTTGCTCCATTTTTCGGCCTCCTTTGCTTTTATTTGCCGGTAATTTGCTGCTTTTTTTATAAAATACATCGTTTTTCTGCAATTTCAACTTGAAAAACAAGAAAAACGCTGTATATTTTATTTTATTAGAAAAACGAAAAGGGCAAAAACGATGTCAAATGCAACCTTCGGAGCGATCGGCGGCGCGATTCTGGCCGTGCTGATATTCGGCTGGTGGGGCGTTTTTGTCGTGGCCTTCTGGGCGCTGGCCGCCTATGCCGAAACGAAATCCGGCGGCGCCGACTGATCGATCAATTCGCCTTGAATCTCCGACCGGGCGTGAAATGGCGTCCGGCGGTAAAGTGCCGCGGATCGCGTGCGGCCTCCGCTTCCTGCGCCGCCCGTCTGGAGTGCGCGATCAAATTATGCCCGATGTCGCCGGCGGTCAACATGCAGCCGCCTTTTTCGTTGGCGGCAACATAATTGCCGACAAGGCAATCGAGCCAGTGATTGTCGCGGCCCGGAAGCGCTTTCCATACATCAACCCGTCGGCCGCGGCCGGTGGTCGGTTCGGAAATCTCGCTTGAAAGTTGCTCGGCGAGGTTGCGGTGGTGTTCCTCGTCGTTTCCGTAAACGGTCAAACTTCCCGGATCGCCCGGCGCGGTCAAAAGCCGTTCCCGATAAAACGATTTCCAGAAATTCGTATCGTATAGAACATACCTGATCGATCGCTTTTTCCGAACGTTCGGGATCATCCAATTAAAGCCGATCTTGTCGCCCTGATTCCTGCGGTATTCGGAAAACGGCCGCTGTGCCGCGGTTATGCCCTGTCCCTTGCTGGGCAGCAAAATAGCGGCGAACTGCGATTCCCGGCAAAACTGAAAAACGGCGTCCGTCGATCGGCCCCAGCCGGAGTCAATATAGGCGCGTTCGATATGCAATTCCGCGCCGTCCTCCCGGCGCCACGGGCGTGAAAGCAAATCGCCGCATAAATCTTTCAAGGCGGCATAAATCGATCCTTCAAGGCCGCTGCCCGGATAGCGGCTTGAATAGGTCGGATTTGCGTTTTTCAAACTGAAATTCCGGCGGTGCTGATCCGGGAATGCGCCGTAATCAATGATCCAGCCGGTGAAATCCTCGGCCCACGCGCATACCATCCAATAAAGCAAATTTTTCTGAACGTCGATGAAAAGCGTTGTCATATCGGCTTTGATCGGAACCTCGGCGCGCGGCCGGTTGTTCATGCGATCCCAGATCTGGCGGCAAGTGATCCGGTCGGCGTCGCCGGTATCGTCCGGCATGGGTTCGTTCTGATATTCGGCATAAAACGTTTCCTTGTCCCGGATGTAAATGTTCATCGCGTATTGAATGCCGCTGATCTCGTCCGGTTCGTAGCGCTCCGGCCAGCTGACTTCCGCGCCGGCGTCCATTTCTTCCCGGTGGTCGCGGTAAAATTCGGTCGCGTCGGAAATATCTTCGTTGATCCGCAAGGATTCCCGCCATATTTCCCGATACTGGTTCCATAAATCAACGTTTGTCGGAAACGAAATCAAAAGTTTCCGGCGGCGGCCTTTCCACGCCGGGTTCTGCTCCGGGTCCAGAATTTGATCGGCAACGTCGCCGGGCCGGATGACGGTGCATGTCATAAAAGCGGAAATTTTGACGCCGGGGCCGGAAAGTCCGAGGATGTCGCCGTTGATCGTGCGCATCCGCTTTTTGCATTGCTCCACGGATTCCGCGCTTTCGCGTGTCTGCGGGTCGTCGATCAAAACGAAATCCGGCCGGATGTTCGTGCCGTCTGCTTTTATCGCCTTCATTCCGCGGATTCTCCCGGTGATCCCGACCGTCTTGATGATCGCGCCGCTGGCCTTGCTGCCGCGGATCGTCGGCAAAACAATTTCGTCGCTCCATGAAATCAAAGTCCGTTCGCCGCAGCATAATTGCCCGGCCGCGCGGTTGTTTATGCCGTTCAATGCGCGGATCGGATAGCAAATTTCCGGGAAATCCTCGGCCAGCAGGTCGTTAAATTCAATCTCGGTTTTGATTTCGGAAAGAATATCGGCCGCGGCCGCATCGCTGGCGCCGACAATTACCATGAAAAAGCGGTATCCGTAAAAGGTGGCGAAAATTCCGGATCGCTCCAGAATGGATGTTTTGCCGGTTCCGCGCGGTGCTGATTCCGCTTGCAAGCCGCCGCGGATGATCCCGCGTTCGATCTCCCGGATGATGTCGATATGATCGCGGCTCCACGTCTTGGTGAATGTCTGTGGAAAGTATGTTTCAAGAAAAAGCCGGAGATTTTTTCGGCATTTCTCCCGTCTGGCCGGGTCCTTGACTTCCGGGATTTTCCCGATGTCGCGGCCGGTGGCGCTGGCTTCCGCTGCCCGCTTCCGGGCGGCTTCCTTGATCTCGTCGTATGTCCGCGGCGTGGTGATCCGCTGATCGCGCGCCTGTATTTCATCGAAAATCCAGGCCGCATATCGAAAACCGTTGATCGTCTTTCCGTCCGGATCGGCGGCGATCCGGAAACCTGCCTTGCGCAAATTCCGGCTTGCCTGATCCGGTCCCATGACCGTCCCGAGGTCTTCAAATGAATTTAGATACTGCGTCAATTCTCCGGGCCGGAGTTTACTGAATGTTGCCATTATGCCGGCCCTCCAGATACGCCGTAAACTTGACGAAAGAAATTGTCCCGTCCGGATTGGTCGGCGCGCCGGCGGCGATCATGGCGCGGATCGCGGCCGGGGTTGCCGTCCGGCTGCCGGATTTGCGCAAAAGTTCGGCAAGCGTTTCCGGGGTCAGGGCTTCGATCGATTTTTTCCCGCTGCTGTCGTTCATGCTTCGTTATCCTCTCCGGGCTGCGCAGGCAAATCGGGCAAGTCGTCGTCGAACTCGCTTTCCGGCGGCGTTTCGATCTCCGGCAATGCCGTTTTTGCGAAATCCTGATAGATTTTTACCATTTGCGGCACGCCTTCGCGGGCCATTTTCACGACCGCCTGCCGGATTTTCAATTTGCTTTGCAACTGGCCCTTGTGGTATCTGGCGCGGGCGATCGGATCGTTGACGATCTCGGAAACGTCGCATTCGGCGATGATCGCCGTTTCGTCAAGCGGCATTTCCGCGCTGCCGCAATCCTCGATCGCTGATAATTGGTCTTCGGTCAACATAATTTCACCTGAAAGTTCGCTTTCATTCTCTGGATTTGCGCCGGCGGTACGCCGTGAACGTTGCTATGTTCGCCGCGGTTCTCCGTGATGATCGAAAAAATCCGATAATGGAAAAGGGCGGCAAGTTTATAGTATTCTTCCATTGTGGCAGAATTGGCAAAAACGTTCGCAACCGCGATCCGCTTTACTCCGCGTTCCATTGCATTTTTTACGTTGGAATAACAAGTTGTAATCGCTGACGGCAAATGCGCCGGATCGAAAGTATAAATTCCGTTTCCGCGGGTGAAAAAGTCGTCGTTTTCGTAAACTTCATCCGCGATCGAAAGCGCCAGCGTGCTTTTGCCGCTGCCCGGCAAGCCCCGGACAAGATACAAGATTTTCGATTCCGTATCGTATTTCTTTTCCTCCGGCGTGGCGTAATCCGAAATCATGTTCTTTCCGATGAAATCGTCTTCGTTCTCGAAAATCGGGTTCAACCACTTTTCGTTCATGGCGTAAACGTCCGGATTTGTGGTCAGGGCGCCGCCTTCGATCGTCGGGTTGTTTGAATAATTCGCACTTGCAATGCAAGAAATGCGCCAGCGGTCGTTCTTCAAAATGAAACCTTTGCTGTGATTGCAAGCGCCCACGCATTTATGACAATGGTTCTGCAACATCGCCATTGCTTCAGCGCACATCTTCCGCATCATGTAGTGCGCCATAAAGTCGCATTTCGTAATCAAGCCGGATGAAATCAACCTGATTATTTCCTGCGCTCCGGGAATCGAAACCGCCCACGTGAAACATTTTACCTCGGCCGGGCCGGTGATGTTCAAAACGTAGTGTAAAAGATCGTGCATCGCCCAGCTGCCGGCGGTTACAAAAAAGATCGTCTTGCCGTCGGAAAGATCGCCGATCGCGTCTTTCATCAACATATATTTTCCGGAAACCTTCAAGATTTCCCGTTCTGACGGAACTTTCGTCGCGCCGGTCTTTTTGCTGTAACCGAACAAATCTTCCGTTGTGTCGAACAATGGCATTTTCAAACCTCCGGCGTCAATTCTTCCCACGCGCATCCTTCGCCGTAAACAAATTCGGCCCAGCGCTTCCGGATAACGTCGCAATATCGCGGTTCAAGTTCTATGCAAACCGCCCGGCGGTCGGTCTGCTCCGCTGCAAGGATCGCCGTTCCGCTGCCGGCGAATGTATCAAGGATCGTTTCGCCGCGGCGGGTGCTGTTCCGGATCAAATAAATAAAAAGCGCCACGGGCTTCATGGTCGGATGTTCCGCGCTGGTCTGGGGCTTCGGAAATTCAAGTCCGGTCGTCGCTTCTTCCTCCACGACCGCATCCGGGGCGATCGTGAAAATCTTTGCGCCGATCCGAAATTCAAATCGGCCGTCCTCCCGTTTCCGAAACGGGGCTTTGTCAAGTGCAATCACGGTCCGCTGCTTCCGGTCGCCGGAAAAGAAATGCGGCCCGCCGTCCCGCCAGCCGTATAAGCAGGGTTCATGAATCCACTGGTAATCGTTCCGGCCGATGACGATGTTGTTTTTGATCCATTGCAAAACCTGCTTCAAGTGCAATCCGCAATATCGGACCGCCTCCCGGAAGAAAATTCCGTTCAGGTCTGCGTGGAAAATGTAGAAAACCGCGCCGGGCTTCATGGCGGCGGTCGCCGCGGAAAATGCCTTGTTCAGGAAATCCTGAAACGCTGCGTCCGTCATAGCGTCGTTTTCGATCGGCGTTTGATTGCTGTTGCCTTTGCGGGATCGGTTCAACATTTCATTTTTCCCCGAATAGTCAACATTATACGGTGGGTCGGTGATCCATAGATCGACCGGATTCCCGCCGGTCGCCGCTGCAACCGTCGCCGCGTCGGTCGCGTCGCCGCAAATCAAAATATGTCGGCCGAGCTGATAAATCTTGCCGGGCTGGGATCGATCCCCCCCCCCCAGAACAACCGGTATTTTCTCCGGATCGGTCTTGCCGGCCGCGACCGGGTCCTGCTCGGCAAGTATGGCGTTCAAATCCGCGTCGGAAAATCCGAACTTTACCATGTCGAAATTTGCCGCGGTCAGGGCGTCGATCTCTTGTTTCAAAAGATCGGCTTTCCATGTCGAAAACTCGCTTGTCCGATTGTCCAGAATGCGGTAAAGTCTGATTTTCTCCGGCGGCAAATGGTCCAGCGGCTGAATTGGAACGCGCTTCAAGCCGATTTTTAATGCCGCCTGCAGGCGGGTATGTCCGGCCGCAATGACCGGATTTTTCAAACTTTCAACGGCAATCGAATTGCACCAGCCGCATTCAAGCAACGATTCCGCAACCTTTTCAACGGCTGCGGAATTGTCGCGCGGGTTGTTCTGATACGGAATAACCGTTTCGATCGGCACGACGTGCTGAAAGCGCGTCAATGATTCTTCGATCAAAGCAAGTTTCTTGTCGAACGTGCCTTGATCCGTCTGTCTGGGCTTCTTTTTCATCGGTTTTGCTCTCCTGATTCTGATTTTTGGTCTTCCCGCCGGCGCGCGCGCCTGCTGAAAGAAAGTGTGTCATGTTTTGATACTACTTCCCCCGGGGTCGGCTCCGAAAAGGGTTGTCGGAAGAACCTACCGAGGCCCCCCG